ACTGGGGGCACTGCTACGTCCACTGGTAATACTCTTAAAAACATCGGGGCCGTCACTTATATGTTGACGAACACGGTCAACGACGGTCTGGTAGATGATGTAGCTAAAGTGATGCGAGATCATGCGGCTGATTTGGGTTTGGATGTTAAAATAAAATTGTGCGATATCCGACAGGGCACATTTCTTAAGGGGGCTTTGTTTGATAGTACCACGGCTGGGTTGCGTTTTGTTTGGATGCCGTTGGTTGGACAAATCATTAAACAAGTGAAAATGGGCGAGAATCCTTTAAAAATCTTCAAGACCAAGAGTTGGTCCGAGGCGTATAGGAAGGCCTTGTATTGTACCGGGAAAAATTTTGGTAATATAGATCGGAATATGCCGATCCTGGGTAGTTTCGTAGCCTGTTGTGCACGACTGGGATTGGAAGCGACTGATGTGTCGCGAGTTGCATTGGAGCGTTATAACAATATCGTTGTCACAGATTGCACCGTTGATCGGGTGCGCGCTCTTGATACAATAATGGAGAGATATGGAATCTCATTATCTGATATCCTCCGGGTGGAAAATTTATATAATTCCATCTTTACTCTGCCTGTTATGATATATGATCCAGTTTTTACTTCTCTGGCTCAGGCAGATTATGGTTTTGATGCCACTGACTAAAGAACCTAGGCGGGTTTGCAAAAAAGAAGTGTGTAATTTTAGGTTACATTTTTGAACACGAATCAACCGTTCGCTCGTAGAAATAGAAACGCCGACGCTGTTGGGGTTGGTATATTGGGAGTTGCTGAAAGAATCAGACAAAAGATATCCGGTGATAGGTCCATGGGAGCTAAGAGAGAAAATAAAATTATTAAGGAATTGGTTGCAGAGGAAAAGAAAATAATTCGGCCAAATAAGAAAAATGCGCGTTTACGTCCAATGGTGGCGAATCGTCGTCGCAGCTATCCTGCTTTGTTGGATAAGCTTACCCATCCTGGAGGGGGTGGATCAGACGGACGGTCTAAGACAGTGCGCTCAGCTGTCGCCGCCCCCGCTACATCTTATGGTACTCATATTACAGGCGTTGCACCTGTTATCTCAAATTCTGGAGATATTACTACTGTCACTCGAAGAGAACTCGTTGGCACCATTTGTGGCAGTACCGCATGGCAAATGAGTTCGCAATATTCAGTGAATCCGGGTTTGGGACAGGTTGTTGCAGGGACTCCGTCTGGTTTTGCACCGTGGGCTGCTTCTTTTGCAAAGAATTTTATTGAATGGACCTTAGAGGAAGGTTTGTTTGAGTTTGTTCCTGATGTTAACACTTCCGTTAGTGGTAATATTCAGATGGCCTTTTCTCCTGATGTCACTTTAGCTCCGCCTGGCAGTTTGACCGAGATAATGGATTTCGAGGGCGCTAAAATGTGTTCGGTATGGGAACATGAAGTGTTGGAATTGCCTAAGAAAGCTCCTATAGGTGGGAGATGGAAACTTTGTCGTAATACCGCAGTAGCTGGTGATCAGCATTTATATGACTGGGGTACTATTTATTTATCGACTTCTAATGTTCCTAGTACTGAAGTTGTCGGCAATTTGTTTTCGACCTATAGAATTAGCTTTCGTAAGCCGCGTTTGAATCCGGCTTCTTTCCTTCCTCGTATTGCGAGCCAGTTTACGACTACTACTGAAAGTTTTACGACAGGTGTAACTAAGATAGTTGTTTGGACAAGCAATACGTTCTCTACCACAGAGTTCGCTAACAATGCGACTACTACTATAGGGCTCGATCCCTTGCAATGGTTTCCATCTAATGCAAGTTTATCAGGGGTTTTTACGCCGCCAGCTGGATCTTACTGGATAAATTTTGAGGCTGAGTGCAGTGACAATACCGCTGAGGTGTTTACTGTCATTGCGGGTTTCCAGAAAAATTCGGTAACTGATTCCACTTCTATCAGCAAGGGCGAGGTTTCGACGGGTGTTGGAGCGCAAATTGTCCAAATGTCTGCTAATCATATCATGGTTTTTAATGGCACAGATACTTTTAATACAGTTTTGACCATGACTGGTGCAGGTGGCACACTCACAGCTATTGCTATGAGATTGAATGTTTTGTTGGTTTAGTGATAAAATAAAATATATTATAAAAAGAAAATACAAGAAACCGTATGTATATAAAATTTTTGATGGGTAGATATGACTTCACCCGCTTTGAAGTCAGAGGTTTAACGACCCTCCCCTTATTAGTTATTTGTTATGAATGTGTTGAAAAATGTGTAAAGACGAATAAAAGATAAATATATTTTTATTAATAAATGTGAAAAGAAAAATACAAGAAAAGTGTAGGTTTAGTGTAGACCCGCCTTAGCTTTAGCTTCAGTATTTCGTAATGGAAAATCTGGG